AGCCACGGCCTCATCGTGGAGTGTAACTTATACCCATAATTCCCCAAAATTATACTAAATTACTTTTTTCCTAATATTCCCATTTTACAGTCTAATAAAACATTGAAATATTCTGCGGTGGGGCTATGGGTGCGGATTGAGAGCACTAAAAAAGCACAGGTAAGAACCCGTGCTAGAAAAACAATCATAAGGAGATTATAACATGTCTTACTTCAATACTCAAACAATCGCTAAACCAAGCTACAGCAAAACTAAAGCATTCGGTCTTTGTGGCACGCTAGCGATTGCTACAGCTATATTGATTGGAGCTGGGGCAGTATCAGCTGATGAAACCACTCAACCAGTGGCAGACACTCAACCAGCAGCGTCTAATGTCTACACAGCTGATAATGCTGGGAATATTACGGTGACACCTAGCGAAGTAGCACCAGCAGAAACTGCTACACCAGCGGTTGAAACAGCACCAGTGGCAGAACCTACACCGGTTACAGAAACACCAGTAGCGCAACCAGTGGCAGAAACTACAGCGCCAGTCGAAGCGCAACCTACTACATTCGTTAAAGAGGGTGACACTATCCAAGTATCTAACCCTAATGTTGAGGTTGACCAGTCTCAAGGAACTGGTAAATACCAAGGCTTCACAGTGGAATACAAGGATGTAAAATTCCCTGACGATATGGCTATCAATGAAGGGGATAAGGTTAAGTTCACTTTACCTGAAGAGGTGAAATTTCAAACTAACTTTGACTTTGATGTTTACAATCCTGACAAGCAAGTTGTTGGTAAAGCTACTACAGACACAGCAAGCAATACTGTGACTACTGTATTTAACAACTACTTTGCATCTCATCCGCTTAACAAGCAAATGAGTCTTAAAATGGACGCTACTTGGACAGACAAGGTCGAAAGTGGCAAGCCAGTCACAGTAAACTTCAATGGGACAGTGATCACCGTCAACATCGGCAAAGAACAAGAAATTGGTAAAGATGAATTACTTTCTAAATGGGGTAGTCAAGACGAGAATGACCCAACTGTTATCAACTGGACTATCCGTGTTAACTACGCAAGACGTGTGTTGAATTATGTGACATTGATTGACACAATGAGTGACAATCAAACCCTTGTGGATAACTTCTTTGAAGTTAAGAACATTGAGAGCGTGAATCCATGGATTGATAAAGGTTCAGCAATGGATTTAGTTAAGTCAATCAGCAAATCTGAGCATGGCTTTGAAATCAAAATGGATCGACTTGACCATATGATTTACTTGAACTATAAAACCAAACTGACAAATGCAGTTAAGGATAGCGTTAATCCAACCAATAAGGTTGAGTTAAAAGCTGAGTCGGATGGTGCTGTTTCATACAGTTATGTTCAACTCGTCGGTGGCCGTGGCGATGCATCAGGCGAAAACAAACCAGAGCCAACATTTGAAATTCCAAACGATGCGCCTAAATATGAACTCCCAGAGTGGCACGGCGGGACTACTCCATTTGATGCTCCTAAATACGATAAACCAGAGTGGAACGGCGGAACTGTACCGTTTGACGCTCCAGTGTACGATAAACCTTCAATCAATCTTGAAGATATCCCTATGATGCCACCAGCACCAATTCTTGAAAAACCTGAATTGGTTATCGAGATTCCAAGTGAACCAGTTAAACCAACTAAACCATCAGAAAACACTCCTAACAAGCCCGTAGACGCTCCGAAAGAAAAAGAGGCACAATCTGCCACAGTATCTTACAACCTCGATTCTGAGCCAAAAGAAGCACCAAATACACCCGTTTACGGTGGCGCCCTTCCAAATACTGGTGAAAAAGAAGGGATTGCCAGCACTCTTGGTCTCGTAGTAATTGCAGCAGGGATCACAGCGTTGACTCTTGGATTTAAAAAGTACAACGAAGACAAATAATTAAATAATAGCAGTGGTGGGAGGGCAGGCATTAAATATGGCAGATAATCAGAAATACTATTGCACAGGAGGTAAAAATGGGAAACCGTAGAATGATAAGTAAAACCGTTACCCAAACGCATCGTTTCTTACGCTTACCCCTAGAAGCACAAGCTCTTTATTTTCACCTCATCCAAAATTGCGACGACGATGGAGTGGTGGAAGCATTCCCTATTCTTAGAATGATAGGAGCTAACGAGGACAACTTAGGACTTCTAGTTATCAAGCAATTTGTAAAACCCCTTAATGATGAAATGGTTTATTTTGTAGTTGATTTTCATGAACAGAACACTGTCAGAAAAGACAGATATATACCTAGCATTTACAAAGAATTGCTAGACGAAACTACCGATAAAACCACTGGTAAACCACTGGTAAACCAAATGGCAACCACTGGTTTACCCAATATAAGTAAAGATAATGAAAGTAAATCTAATTTAAGTAAATCTAACAGTAGAGAGGATGAAACATCAGAAATTAGTCAATTTTCTTCTTCTGCTGCTGATGACCAATCAGATTTTAATATTTTCAGATATTATCAAGAACGAATTGGACCTATTGACGGATACCAAATGGAAAAACTAGAAGGCTATATCAATTTCGATAAGTTGGAAATCATGTTGGTCAAACGTGCCATCGATAGAGCTGCCGATAACTCAAAACGTGGTTTTGGCTATATCAACTCTATTTTAAAAGCTTGGGCACAAAACGGGGTTCATACCGTTGCTCAGCAAGATGAAGAACAACGCCAATTTGACAGTCGTAAAAGCTTTGATGAACAGCCAGTTAAATTTGGACCAGCTTGCAGCAAATACTAGAGGTGATATCTATGAGTTTAGAGCAAACAGCCAAGCAAATGCGAAGGCAGTACATGAAGCCTAGCGATAAATACTGCGATAAGCACCAACGGCACTATGTCACGATTCAGTTTCCGAACTCAAAACCCTACACAGTGTGTGAGCTTTGCCATCGGGAAGAACAAGACCAACAGAACGCCATCAAAGCTCAAAAACAGTACGAGCGTGAGCAAGAGCAGAAACGCTTGTACTTCCTCAAAGATTTCAGCTTGCTGGATGACGACCTAGCTAGTGCTACTTTTCAAACCTTCAAAGCTCTTACCAGAGAGCAGAAAGAAGACTTGAAAAATGTCAGAAATCAACTTAAAGGCTATCTTGACGGTGAGGAATACAACATTGTTTTGATTGGCGATACTGGAGTGGGCAAAAGCCATTTAGCTTATTCAGCACTTAAAGCTTTGTCTGATCACACGAAAAAGATGGGGCTATTCATCAACGTGGTTGACCTATTAGCCAAAATCAAAGAGGATTTCAGTCTTGAAGCTGAATATATCAGACGGATTTCGGAAGCTGAATGGCTAGTGCTCGACGATTTAGGCACTGAAAAAGTGACAGAGTGGTCTAACGGTATCTTGTATAGCATTTTAAACAAGCGTACCAAGACCATCATCACAACCAACTTAAGCCCACGGGATATCATGGGCACTTATGGAAAGCGTGTCTATTCTCGAGTTTTCAAAAAGACAGGACTTGGAACGACGAATGAGCATGTTTATCAATTCAAGACACAACAAGATAAGAGGATGATGCTTTGACAGAAACGGAAGTAAAACTAAAACTCTTTGAAGACTACGAGCGCATTCATGGGCTTGTGTTCTCGGAAGAGCACAAACAAAAAATGATGGATGAACTAGACCTATATTCATTCATCGAGAAATTAAACGAATATATGGCATTTGGCCACCAATCGATAATGGTATTTGAGGGAGCGAATAATGATAACATTCAAAGAATTTGAAGAAGTCTGGGACGAGTCAAGAGTTTTAAGCGACATTGTAAGAGTGCTAAGTTCAGCCGAAGAGACGAACTATATCGAGGTCAAAGTTTACGAAAACATTGGCGGGATAGACATCTCGTCATCGGTCAGACTGGATGCTGAAGATAAAAAGGATGTTGTTGATCTTTTGAGTAAAATTATGGCACGGAAACTCAGCAGACTTAGAGAGCAAGGTTTCGATTTTTACGAAGAATGCCAAAAATCAGAAACTACCGCCTAAAAACGATAATAGACCCCTTAAATTGAGAATTAGAGGGTGTACAAGGAGAAAAAACATGAGCAATCAACTGCAAACGCAAAATAAAAGGGATATTTCAACAGATACAAGCGCCTGGACGTTTCAAGATATTAAACGCTACTATGACCCACAAGATTTGTTGACAGAAAAACAAATCGGGCAAGCTTTATCGCTGATTAAAGGTCGTAACCTCAACCCATTACTAAACGAGGTCTATATCGTAGCTTACAAAAAGAAAAATGGTGGGGCTGAATTTAGCTTAATTGTCTCGAAAGAAGCATTCCTGAAGCGTGCAGCACAGAACCCAAACTACGAAGGATTTGAAGCTGGAGTAGTAGTTGTTGACAATTCTGGCGATATGGTTGAGCGAAAAGGGGCACTATTGCTACCTAACGACAATCTTGTCGGTGGTTGGGCAAGAGTTTACCGCAAGAATTTCAAGGTTCCTGTAGAGGTTTTTGTTAGCCGTGAAGAATACGACAAAAAACAAAGTACTTGGAACGCTATGCCAGCCACCATGATTAGAAAAACCGCTCTTGTCAATGCCTTACGTGAAGCTTTTCCAGAGGATTTAGGAAGTATGTACACCGAGGATGATGGTGGTGAAACATTCGACAGGATCAAAGATGTAACACCACAAGAGACACAAGAGGATGTTAGAGCTCGCAAAATGGCTCAAATCGAACAAATGAAACAAGAACAATCGCAATTCCAACAAACAAGTGAAAGCAATTCTCAACCGGTTGCCAACTCACAAAACGAGCCAGTTCAAGGCGAACTTCTCGACTATTAACGAGGTGTGAACAATGCAAGAATTACAAGTTAATATTGAACAAGCCAAAGTTGAGATTGTAGGGCAAGAGGTTTTTGAAAAAGGCATTGCTGATGTAGTTGCTAAGTATCAAAATTACACAGTCACCGCTGGCACTATCAAAGACGACAAGAAAGTCTTGGCTGAATTACGAAAATTAACCAAGCAAATTTCAGACGAACGTATCAAAATCAAGAATGAGTTATCAAAACCAGCGACGGATTTTGAAAAATATATCAAGGAAACAGAGGAACCTCTTAAAAACATTATCAACCAAATCGCAAATGATGTGAAAGAGTTCGAAAATCATCAAAAAGCACTGAGATTGGACACTGTTAAAAGCTATTTAGCTAACAAAGCCAGCGACTATATGATTGACCCTCGCATTTTTGATGGAAAAGCAACGGAATACATCAAAAATGGCGATTTTATGGCGGATGGTGTAACTCTTAAAAAAGCGACTATGAAGGCATTAGACGACATGGTTACTTTTGAATATCAAAAACAAGAGGAGCTTAAAAAAGCCACTCAATCCATATCCGGACTTTGTTCAGAGTACGGAATGACCGACCAACCGTATATCCGCATGCTTCAAAATCTGACATTAGCAGAGGTGTTAGATCAGATTCGTTCAGACCATGCTTTTGAATTACAAAAGCAAAAAGAAAAAATAGTAGAAACAGAACCAACGGCATTAGTTGTTGATTCAGAAACAGGCGAAATTATCGAAAACACGCCAACAATTGAAGAAGCTAACATTTCAGAATCAAAACGTTATCGCCAAAAAATGACGCTTGAAGTCTACTTTGAAGATTCAGACGACAAAGACAGATTCAAACGCCTACTTAGCGAAAACGGATGGGAATACAAACAAAACTACACCGTCAGCGGCTATCAAAACATAGCTAGTATGACCGAAGAAGATCTGAAAACATATTTGAGTTAATGTAAAAACCAACAATTACCTTGCACGTTGAAAGTCTGGCAGCGTGCTTGGATAATGCAGCGACCAGACAAGAAAGGAAATTCGTCTACAGTCTAACAAACTGGGCGATGATACCAACCCCTCGTATTTAGCACACACACTCACAATTTTCAAAAAGGGGTTGGTTTTAATTAGTCTTAATTATGAGAGAAGTGAAAGAATATGCCTTGTATAAAGGCGAGGAATTGCTTGGCATGGGTACGATTCGAGAACTAGCAGAGAGGTTTAACGTTAAAATAACTACACTCTACTACTACCGAACTCCGACGTACTTAAGACGCACAAGCAATGAACGTGGTAGAAGGTTGGTTGAGCTATGAAATTTGAGTTTTTACTTGAAAGACATCCATCTAAACCAGCCCAAAACCTTGTAATCAACAGTAACGACAGATTCCATTTCAGACCAGAAGCTAAGATGGTGAAAAACCTACGCTTAATAGCAAGAGCTGAAGCTGGGTTGAATGTGAAGCCAGTGTTTAGTCCTAATAGACCTTGCAAGGTGATTGTGACGGTCTATGGGGCTACAAATAGACGACTTGACCCACCAAACCTATATCCTACAGTTAAAGCTCTTATTGATGGGCTGACTGATGGAAATCTATGGACGGACGATAATCACAAAGTGATTAAGGAGATGTCCTTTCGTTATGGCGGCGTCAGCAGAGTCCCTAAGAAATTTAAATTCGTTTTGGAAGTAGAGGGAGTAGAACAATGACAGAAATTAGATTACAAAATCCATACATGGATGAAACTATCAAGGTCAAAGAGGGTTATAAACTCATTCGTGATATGCTGGAATGGCTTGGGCGAGGGAATATAGATTATCTTCAATTGCAGCAGATCAAGCCAGAAGAAAGGATGATTACTATTAGTCCTAAGAATTTTGCCAAAATCGATTATTACGAAGTAGAGGAAGCAGAATCATGAAATATAAAGTTATCGTATACTACGACAACATAGAAGACAGTGAGCATGTCTTCCAGACGAAGAATGAAGCAATCAACGAAATGCACAGATTGGGATTGAAATATCGCAATACACGAAAATACAAGGTTGAAATGGTGGAATGCGATGGATAGACAAGAAGCAATACAAATGCTATCGAAGGTAGGGAAGATTTCTGTATCGTACGCAGAAGACTTGTATGACTCATTCTTTCCTAAGCCAGTCGTTCCGCAGTATGTGGCGGATTGGATTGAGTATTGCAAATTTACTAATGTTAATCTGGTTCGGGCTTTATTTATTAGTGATATAGATTTTTACAATTATGGAAGTCAAGAAGATTGTTCAAAACTAAAAGAATTTCTAGGAACAGAGACAAACCAAGAAATTTTCGCTAGAGCATGGCTTGATGGCTACGAGGTCGAGAGCGAGCCTAGATATACGGTTGAGTTTAAAGGGATTGACGACAATTACAAGTTTTTGAACTATGGTACATCTTTTAAAGACTGGACTTTTGATGATGGTGAAGGCGCGAAGGGGGTAAGAATAGCCCACACACGCAAAGAGCTAGAAGATGCTGATTTCGGTTGGGTATTCTCTTGCGAAGGTGTGGAAGTGAAAGAGGTAACGGATGAATAACCTAATCAATAAAATTAACCATTGGGCAGATAGCCGTGGACTGAAGCAAGCTGACCCAAAGATACAGTGGATGCGAGTTACTGAGGAGGTCGGAGAAATTCGAGATGTACTCTTGAAACCGACGAAATTCACAGAACCGCAAGCAGCGTTGAAAGATGCTATCGGTGACACATTGGTAACGATTATCGTGCTAGCACATCAATTAGACCTCGATGTTACTGAGTGCCTTGGTATTGCATACGAGGAGATTAAGAATAGAAAGGGAAAGATGATTAATGGCACTTTCGTCAAAGAAGAAGACCTATAAGAGGTGGTACACGGATAGCTTGACTATTTCAAGCGCTATCTTAGTCTTCAGTCTGGTCGTCAACATGCTGTCGGTCTACTACGTTCTGACAGTGCCACGCAGGGTGGAGACAGTAAGTATCCATAAAGTAGATAACGTGGGCGCAGAGATGCACGGCAAAGTTACTGGGAAAGAGAAAATTAATGATCTCTACACGATTGATTGCGGGGCTTACGGTAAATTCCTCGTAAGCAAGGAACAGTATGACCAAGTGAATATTGGGGATGATATTCCCAGCTATTTGAGGGGGCGAGGACAATGATACCAAGATATAGAGTATGGGACAAAGAGTTTAAGGAGATGGTGCAAGTTGACGCACTGGTTTTTGATGAACAAATTATCAAAGCAACCTACAAAAATGGAAATGTTGTAAAAGAGGACTTAAAAAATTACGTTCTCATGCAATCAACCGGGCTCAGAGACAAGAATGGCAAAGAAATCTTTGAGGGGGATGTTTTAAAAGTAACCAACCTATCAAGCTGGTTGGAAGTTGTATCTTTTAACGAAGATAAAGCGATGTTTGTTTCTAAAGAAACTAAAAGAAAGGTTGAAGAAACTCCTCTATACGATTTGTTTAACACAGATATCTTCGAAGTTGAAATCATCGGAAACATACACACAAATCCAAAACTGGCAGAGGTGGAGCAATGAATAAACGGCAGCGAAAGAAAGCAGTAATGAGAAATGTATCTAAACTTTATGATATGGCTTTCGAGCGAAAACGCTTTAGGAGAGACGTAGCTATTATTTGCGGTAGAGGTCCAAGAAACACAAGAGCACTTACTACAATGGTGGTTAAGAGAACTGTGTGCGAATACGCCCCATTCGAAGCTGTGGGAATAACATTAGAGGGATATATCGCAGACCGCAAAGTGATACAGGAGCGGAGCTCATGAGCAAAACATACCAATATTCCGGACTGACCGAGGAATTATATCAACGGTTAGTCAGTGAGCATGCGGCACTTAAACAAGCACACACAAAGGATTATAAGCAATTTTTCCAAGATGTGAAGCAATGCAGTGAAGTACAAGCTCGCATCATTTATCAAGCATTTAACAGCGCAGTGGTGGAGCGTGCGAGGATATCGCCAGCTACTGTAGACAAACTAGAAGGCATCATTTCTGATGAGCTATTCGACGACCTTATGGATTATCTATCTACCAATTACACAAGAGGTAAAACCACGCGCCAATTTTTGGATAAAACAAACGCAGGGCTACCAGAAGAACTGTTTAAGCGATTCCGGGAGGAAGTGGAAGGACTACGCAAGGAACACCCTAACGACCTAAACAAGTACATTAGAGACATTAAAGGTTGCGATAAGAAGCAAGCTAACAAAGTCCAAAACGCCCTCAAGTGTTGCTATGCGGAGAAAGCTGCCTTAACGCCATTGAAAGCGATTCAAATGGAAGGGATGTTGTCAAGAGAGCTATTCAGTGAAATCATTGATTACGTTTTCAATAACTACGAGTGGTCTGAAAGGTTGGACGATGAAGTTGATCGCATAACCCTAGAATATCGGAACAAAGGCAGGGTAGGTCGTAATAAAGCAACGGTCAGAAAAGCCTTATATAAAGCCTACATGTTAGGCGTGTAGCTAGAACGGTTTAAGAGGGTTCGACTCCCTCGCTAGCTATTGTCTGTCAAAATATCCAAGAGACACTTTTTCAACACCCGTCGAGCTGACAGACCTCGACATCAAAAATCCAGTAAATAATAAGTTATAGAATCGAGGAATCCTTTTTGATTTCTTTTCACCCTAGTCTTGCATTACTGGTGGCATGGCTAAATCTAACGCATGGGAGGTGATAACCTAATCCTTCTTTATTCTTGTATAAAAAAAGACCTAGACTAATGCCCAGGACTTCTACGAATTTGTTAATATTATTATACCATAAAGGAATGTAATT